CCTTACAACTGGTGAGGATTTCTTTAGTCGTTTTGAACAGTTTGGAGGCAAAGTTTTGAACAAGAAGATACAAATCCCTTTGCCTCGCAATTTTTTTGACTAATTAATTAGTCTTTCGGCTGTGGGAGGTCAAATGCTTCCCACACAAGATCGTTCAAGACTTTTTCACTCTCAGTTCTTTTATGTATATTGCTCTCTGTGAAGATTGATTTGGCTAATTCAATCATTTTTAGAGATATTCTTGATTTTGGATCAGGTAATGGGAATTGTTCAACGTATTGAGATATAAAACGTCTTTTGTTCGAATACAGCTTGTTATTGAACTTTGTATCGTAAAATAACTCAATAAACTTCGAGTTCGCTACAGCTAGAATTAACCAAAGAATGTCAGTTTCATCTTTTTGGAAGTCATTAACCATCCAGTAACAATCACCGTTAACTATAGATTGTTTTTCATCCAACCAAAAAGTAGGTTCTTCACAAATGTCTCTAAAGACAATCTTGTCTTCTAACCATAATTGGGGATTCTGAGGAACCCAGATTTCAAACCAATTTCGATTAGCTTTTATTACGTACTTACGACCTTCAAGCTGCTCTCTATGCTGCTCCAAGTAAGATTTACTTACTGGATATTTTTCAATATCAATAGCTTTTTTCTTGCCGTTTACAGTCTCATGAGTATAGAGGATCTGTTTAGTTTCTTTATCTGATTGCTTAAATCTTCCTGCTACATGATGGGTAATTAATGGCTTAATAAGTTCAGGTTCTAACCCTGTCTCTTCAACCCATGACTCTTTGATAAAAACATTATCAGCGGTTGTTTTAACTCCCACTCGAATCTTACCTACTTCACCAAATGTAGCCCATGTTTTGCTATCAACATCTGCCAACCACTTTTGAGATTTAAGATCTTTGATTCTCCAAATGTCTTTTGGAGATGAGTCATAATCCAACAATCCAGACTTTATAATGTAAGACTTACCATTTGAGCACTTAACAACGCCACGATGTGAAATTGCATCTACAGGTGTTTCTGAGAAGTCTGTAGCTTCTTCACTCGTTTCATAGATAGAGCAGAATTCTGTAGAGGTTTCAGCATTTTTGTTTTTAAGTGAGAACAATAGAACGGCAGGTAATACAGCAGCTTCAAATAGTTTTGTGTCTCCAAAATCCCATATGTTGTATATTTTATACAAGTCGTACAGAGATTGTCTGAGTGCTCCAGTCCCCTTAGTTGTTAGGAATCTATTCGATACAATAACACCTGCTACTCCATCTTCAGATAGACATTTACTCATACCAATTAGGAATGCTTGATAAATATCAACTCGACCTTTTAAACCGAAGTTTTTAGATAAAAACTGAGATTGTTCTGCCCCCAAAACCTGAGTTCTTACATATGGGGGGTTTGCAATAATTACATCAAACTTTGGTAGATTGTGCTTACAGAGTTCGGAGTTATTATTAATACAATAGTCTAAAAAGTCACCATGTATTAAGTTCATCTTAACATTTGGGAAATATTTAGAGATTCTTTTTTTACTAAGTTCGATGGAATCTATATTTATATCAAAACCAATAACTTCAACATGAACAGTTGATTCAAGTGAGCCCAGTAAGCTTAGAATTAACTCACCATCACCAATAGCAGGATCTGCTACAACAATACGCTCTTTATCTTTCAACTTTGTAAGTATCTTTTCGCTAACAAATTTACTTAATTTTGTAGGCGTATAATGAGCACCTTCACTTTTTCTACATGATACGTGTTGATATCTATCTTCAATTACTTCCAAGGTTTTTCTCTACTTAAAGTCGTCATTTTATATTTATCCTATCACAAACTTCAAGAGACTGCACCACTACATTAGGGCAAGATCATGAACGTTTTTTATCCAATATTAGACCAAGGTTGACTTGATAAGGCCACCATGATCTCATACCCCTCTTTCGAGGAGTGGCCATGAATATCGATACCATTAAAGAGCATTTCAGTATTATCCGTGACGAACGGCAAAGCGCAAAAGTGGACTATCCACTGTTCGATATCCTGTTTGGTTCTATCTGCGCAGTGATAGCCGGAGGCCAAGGCTGGACAGACATTCGCGAGTATGTTCTTGGTCACCATGAGTGGTTTCTTAAGCACAACCTGTTTGAAAATGGTGTTCCTGTAGATGACACCTTTGCTCGCCTGATCGCAAGCATTGATCCTGCAGAGTTTCGAGACTGCTTTTTAGCCTGGATGAAGGCGGTGCATAAGCTAACTTCTGGTGAAGTAATTGCCATTGATGGCAAGACATTACGTGGCTCCTATGACAGAGACGACAGACAAAGTGCCATCCATATGGTTAGTGCATACGCCAGCGCCAACCAACTGGTATTGGGTCAACTCAAAACCGAGAACAAGAGCAATGAAATTACCGCGATACCTGCGCTAATTAAGATGCTCGATTTGCGAGGCGCCATAGTGACGATTGATGCAATGGCCTGCCAGACTAAGATTGCCGGGGTCATCACCAGCAAGGGTGGAGACTACTTATTAGCAGTTAAAGGCAATCAGGGTAAGTTAGCCGCCGCTGTACAGGCGGCTTTTGCCCCGTACCGCCGAGCCCCGGTTGATGAAGCTACATGTCAAATCGAGAAGCAGAAAGGTCGTGTTCAAGCACGCACCTGCCATGTATTGAATGCGAGTGAGCTGGAAGGGGACTTCTCAGCCTGGAGTAGTCTAACCAGCATCGTGATGGTCGAAAATTACCGGGCAACAAAAGGTAAAGAGCCAGAGCTGGAGTACCGTTACTACATCAGTTCAGCTGAGTTAACTCCAGAGCAGGCCGGTAATGCTATCCGCGCTCACTGGGGCATTGAGTCAATGCACTGGATTTTGGATGTGAGTATGCGGGAAGATGCTTGTCAGATTTACCGGGAAAATGCGGCTGAAAACCTGGCAGGGTTAAGGCACATGTCGCTGAACATGCTCAGAGCTGAACCCACAAAGATCAGCGTGCCAATGAAGCAGAAACGCTGCATGATGAATCCCGCCTTCTTGGAACAAGTTCTTCTGGCCGGATTTGCATCAATGGCTAAATCCTAACCATTCATGCGGATGCCCTGACCACTACATAGGCTAGATTTGTAGTAACGATTACAGCATGGCTACAATCACAGTTACGTGGAGTATTGTCCCAATCCTAAGCTCAGCGCTCGCTCTAAACAACTTGCTTTGCCATACTGGAGGTTATTCATGAATCGCTAATTTAGGAAAGTCGCTGGCAAATTTCTGTCCAACACCGAGTTAGCTGAGAGGGCGTTCAGAATTCTGAACGCCCTCGATGAAATGACCATAAGTGATCACCAGCTCTGTGTGATTAAGCTTCACCATCCTATAGTTAGTAACTCCACCCCATATCACCAACATCTAGGTTTATTTCGGTAGCTTTATTGCTTTGAGCTTTTTCAACTGTGACTGGATTATCTGACCTAATCCTTAGGTCAATTTCCGACTTACTTTGTACTACCTGGTTTCTTATGGGTTGATAGTCTTTAACTAGGCCAGCTTGACCGAGTGGTTGATAGTCTTGGTTTGAGTTTTGTTTGTAGTCGGTGGATGTGTCCCAGGTAACCTGTTCAGGTGAATCTATCGAGCGTTGTACTTTTTCCTTGGTTGTGATCCCCAGTTCAATATTGCGGTTCTGTAGTGCCTTCATTTTTTTGGCCTGATCCATTACCTTTTCTTCCCCCTTGACCTGCATATCAATTACATATGGGTTATATGCCTGCATGGTCGGCGGTTCATTATTTTTATAAATAGTAGAGTAATACTCCTGCGTGGTGAGTTTTTTGGTTTCACTGGTACTAATGCCCAGTTCTAGATTGCGGTTTTTCATCCCTTTCATGAGATTAGCCTGGCGCCGCACTTCATCCGCTCCGGTCGTTTGAGTGTTTAGGAGTAGATTTTGAGTTAGCTGCTCAGTGTTTTGATGCGTCTCATTGTAGTTTTTCTCAGAGTTGAGGACTTTGCTCTGGTTTAATACTTCATTGGTGGTTACGCCAAGCTCTACATTGTGGTTCTGAAGATCTTTCATTAGTTGCGCTTGGGCTTGAACTTTTTCCACGCCGATTACCTGAGCATTGACTATTTGATTTTGCTCCTTTAGCTCGCTGCTGTGGTAAGTGGCAGAATAATGTTGCTCGGTTACGAACTTTTGAGTCTGGTTGGCTACCTCGTTGGTGGTGATCCCTACTTCAACATTTTGGTTTTTTACTTGCTTCATTAGTTTGGCTTGAGCTTTCAGCGAATCGCTGTCACTTTCCAATGTGTTGAGAGTGTAGGGGGTATATGCTTGATACGCTGTGGGTTTAGTACTTTGGTGGGGTTGCTCCGTGTAGGTAAGGTGTTCATTGGTGGTTAGGGTCGTCACGACCTCTTTATTTTCTAATCCTTTTGTTGCATCAGACAGCGCTTGGGCTCTACCTTCGTCTTCTCCCCATAGGCCATCCCAGAATGATTTAACTTTGTCCATAACTGCGGTGATACCGCCAAAGTAATCAATTAGAAGCCCGGCTCCGGCAATGACGGCACCGATGGCGATAATGAATGGCCCTAAAGGATTCGCTAAAGCGATGATGTTTATCCCGATCAGGGCGAGTTTTACGCCCGCCAATACACCTAGAATACTTGCCATATTGTTGCTGAGAAACAAAACACCACGGCCAAGCGTTCGGAAAGCACTGAAGGTGTTTTTGACGATTTCACGAAGTTCAGCAATGGTGTCATTACGCCAATCCATGTTTTTCATGTTTTGGGCTAAATCTTCCATGATAAAGGAAAGTTCCGCCATGATAGGGGTAAGAGCACTGATTTTTAAGGAATCAATGATTGCTCTCATTTTCCCTAATGCGTCACTGAACGCTTGCGCGTTTTTCGTTGCTTCGGGCTCTACTGGGCCACCGGTATCCTTGAGTAGCTGCTTAGCTTGTTTGTACCCATTAACTCCGCCCTTGAGTACCTTGAGCATTTTCTCACTGTCGCCGCCAAAAAACTCGTCAGCCATAAAGTTTTGCTTGGCCGTGTCCGTTTCTTTGGCGATTTCACGCAGCAGGATTTGATAAGCTTCGCTCGCGTCTTTGGCTTTCATCAAATCTTGATAAGCTTTCCGGTTGCCGGTGTCTTCAAAGTAGTCATTCATCGCCCCTGACTGTAGGGTTTTCATTTCTCCCCAGCGTAAAGCCATCTCTTTGATAGCAGCGTCCATGTCTTCGGCTTCTGCGCCTGCTTGCGTTGCCTGCAAGCGCATTGCTTGGAGTTCTGCCACTGGCATCTGAATGTCATCGGCTGCACGTTGGAGGGCATCGAGCTCTGAGGCGGTATTATTGATGACATAACCAAAACCTGCCATTGTTCCGACGATCCCTGTGGTTGCGATCGCCCCCGTTTTTACGCCTTCGACGGTCGGCATTTTGAGTGCTTTGTTTATCCCACGAGGCACCTTCATCCATTTCTGCATTCCGGCGTATTTCTTCTGCAGGCGGGTGATTTCTTTACCATGGGTTTGATAGCTCTGGTTCAGGCGCTCATACTCAGAATCTAATTTGTAGACTTTGACGCCCGTTTTTGTCAGTGCTTTTCTAATATCGACCATACGCTTTTTGTAGTCGTTTTGACTTAGCGATAGCTTTTCAACTTTTACGCGTTGCTTTTCGAGCTTGGCGGTTAAGGCTGCACTGGGGCGCTGTAGTGCGTTGCTTTTTTGTTTCAGCTCATCGAGTTTTTCCACTTCAGCTTTAAGAGCCAAATTGTTTTGTTGCTTGACGGCCTTGAGCTGGTTGTAGGTGTCTATCATCCCCATTGCGGCGGAGTTTTCAGCCTGGGCTTTCTCTACTTTTTTTATTTCATTTCCGTATTTATTGGTCTCTTTGCTCATTTTTTTGAGCGGAGCGGTGGCGTTGTCGATCACCCCCATGACAACGGAAAGAAGCATTTTAGACATGTTAATCCCTTATAAAAAAAGGAGAGCTATTCGCTCTCCTGTGGACATCGTTCTATGGCTAGGTCTCGAAAGTGAAGAAGCTCATCAAAAGTGAGTTTATCGATTTCACTGGGTTGCCAACGGAACGCCATTGCTAAGTCCGCGTAGAGTGGTTCTACATGCGGAATATTTTCAATTAGCGTTCCGTATTCACGAAAAAAGTTGCTAGCGTGGTCAATAGTGGAGCCCAGTTAGCCGGATCTAGATTTAGCATATCTCGGTCATCAAGCTCTGATATTCTCGGGATCACAATTTTTCCTGCGTCAAAATCGGCTTGGCAAATGTCGTTAAGGTTCACACCGCGCAAATGGCCGGAATGTGGTTTCTGAAGTTCAACTTCTTTGATCGCCACTGTTTTACCTTTCACTTCTTTTTCAATTGCTACCGCCAAGACCGCGATTTTGGTTGTGCCTTTGTCTTTAATTGGGTTGGTCATAGCCTAACTCCTGCCTTAAGTCTTTTAGTTTGATTTTGCGGCCACCACCATCAGGGTCTAGTTTCATTACTAGTTCAAAGAGGTCATGGGCCTTTTCTCGTTCGCCTGCTTCAAAGTGCCAATCACCGAGCAAGCGGAACATTTTCACTTTGAGTGGGGCATTGGTTGCTAAGTCACCAGAACGCAGGGCTTTAACTGCATCGGTTAGATATTCATGTTTAAACTCTTTTTTCCCTTTATGGGCGTCTAGAGAGTATTTGAATACATAGCCACAGAATGCGGTTTGGCCATTCATCTTCCAGTTTTCTGGTGCCTCTAGCCCCCCATTGACGGCGTCGCGAAAGTCATCGTGAATAGCTTCTAGTTTGTTGAGGTCTACATGCCATAGAAACCACCACCAAATAACATCGAGATTTCCATAGCTGCCCTTGTGAGTAACGAGAAGTTTTTGTACCAGTGGACGGTACTTTTCGATCAACGCTTCTTTAAATGGCGCTTTTTCTTTAGTGCCTGCAAGAGTTCGCAGATAAGATAAATCCTGCTTTAAAATCAGTTGCGTCTCTTCCCATGGCTTGTCGGCAAAGGTTTGGCGAGTTGTTGTACTCGCCGTTGTTATTTCTGCTGCGACAACCGGCTGTAAGTTTTGCTGTTGAGCTTTGCGTTTCATCAGGATAGATAGCATGCATTACTCCTTATTGGGTAATCATCTCGATGCCATTGAATAGCACTTCAAGTTGACCGTCCTTGGTTGACAATGTAATTGGATCCACTGTCCACGCTTCTTTTAGGGTGTATGCTTTGCCACTGTTAGTTTCGATGGTAATGGTCTCATCAACAAAAGCTTTAATTGCTTCTTCATCGGTATCTTTCGCGTGAATGATAGTGCATTTGATTGATGGTGCCTCTTCGTAGGACTCTGAGTAACCAAGCGGGCCATCGTCTCCCATCACTGCTTCGCGTTTGAGGTTACCAAAACCAATTTCTGCTCCTTCCTTGATAGGAAGGCGACCTAATGAACCGGCATTGATCACCGCTCGGCTAGTAATTTTTGTTGCCATAATTTACTTCCTAAATTGAATTTTGCCTGCAACGATAATCAAACCGTTCACGAACTGCGGTGAGTCTTGATAGTTGACGCGTTGTTTATTGGTCTGATCAAGTTCAACCACGAGTGATTTTTTATAACCGTCGAAGTCCTGCACGATCCCTCGGTACTCCAAATCCCGGTAGAGTGAAAGCAACTGACTTTTGAACATGGTTGGAGTCACAATTGGTTGGCCCTTGGCGAAATTGGTTCCATCTTTCGCCACTTTGTGACGTGGATAGATACTCAAGATTTTGGAGCGTTGCTTTTGGCGGAAGAACATCGCTGTGGCTGGCGTCATGACGTCTAAATAACTGTTGTCGGCAATACCTGCACCGTTTTCTGTGTATGCAGTAATTGGTCGCTCAATCAGTACTTCTTTGGCGGAGCTGACCGTGTAGGTGCTTAGACCTTCATATAAAAATAGGTTGCGCTCGGCCCAGTCCCACTCACGAGCGGCAAGGGTATATACGCCGTTTAGTTTGAGGGTTTGTAGTGGTCGGCAAGGGTCAATCGCCAATGATGGGGCGATTTGGCCTACCCAGGCACCAATAGCAGCCGCATCCGATAGTGGTTTGTTTTCAGTATCGCCAAAACTATTGATTGGTAGAAAGTTAATCAAAGCGCAGTTGCTTGTCTCGCCGAATGTGATCAGTTCTGCGTGGGTACCTTTCTTTGGAATGTACGCGATTCCGGGGATCTGGTTTAGCGCGTTGTAGCGCTCTTCCAGAAACAGCCCGAGCTCACGGATGGTGGTTTCATCGTTGAGTGAGCACATAATGTGGTGATATTGGGTGTCACCTAACGCTGCCAGTGCCGCCGCAATATCGTCATCCGCTACGCTGATCGCGTAAATGGGCATGGTATCGTCTTGCTTACGGAAATAGGTGATCATCTCCACGATGTCAGATGCACCGAAGCTCTCTGCGGCAATAGTTTCATCCATGCAAAGAGTAACAGTGTTAGCGCCAACTTTGGCCCCTTCTACAGCGTTACCTATTGCTAGAATGCATTGCAGATCTTCGGCACTGTTCGCTAGACTGTTGTCAATTTCGATGTATACACCAGGCACTCGGGCGGTGGCTGGCACTTCATTAAAGCCAATTCCCATTATTTGGTCTCCTTATTGGCGGTGGCTTTAGCGTTGACTTTTACCTGAACGACATCTTCGTCGTGCAAACGTCGTAGCCAGTAAGCGGAGCGAGGCTTCTCCTCGCCGATGTTTTTTAATGGCTCTCGGGTAAGCGGGTCTTTCACTTTTACCCCTGCCTTGGGTTTGAGTTTGAATGTTGCTTCGGGTGTTTTCATTACGCTGCATCCTGTAGTGCAAAGTGTTCGGCGGCCATCGCCATCAGTTCCCGTTCGAGAGCGGGCGTCCAGCCAATAAAAGTACGTTTGGGCATTTGGTAATTGCGTTTAGTGAGGTGCCCGCCCTCCCATCGTCCAACTCGTTTACCGTCTTTCTTGTAGTTGGCGTTGTAAAAGCCATTCACCCGAGTCGAAAAGGAGATTTGTGAACCTTCGTTATGCTCGCGGCCAATGTTCCCGGCTACGCCTTTTAGCCCAACCGCAAAGCTTTCTTCCGACACTTGGGTGCGCAGTGCTCGGCTAAAACCAAACAGCATGCTTTTATTGTTGACGGTGTTTAATGCGACTAATTGACGATCGTGTTTTGCGCCATGCTTCCCCCTGATACCTCGTGAGAAAACGGTCGCTTTCCTCGCCGTTCTCGATTGATAAGGATTATTATCAATATCTCTTTGGTTACGGACTTGCTGTCTAAAAAATTGACGCGCTCGGTTTGCCATTCGCTTGTTTAGCTCAAACTTTTCAGCCGCCGTCATAACTAAGCTTTCTACTATTTGCGTGAGTTGCTCTGGGGTTTGCAGCGTCAGTTCTGACATGGTAGATCCTCTTTGTGTCCTACCACGTACACTAGGTCATTGAGTTCAATCGGTTCCGCGGCTGGTTCAAATTCACTGGTACACTCGTAGCGAGTGCCGTCTTGCATCCAGTTGCCCAGTTTGTTTTCCTGCAATGAATACTCTTCTTGTAGGTCTATTTTTATCTTGATGTCGCACTTGCCATCATCGAGCACTTCGGTTGCAAATGTCGGGAATGGGAGCCCTTTCCCCAACCTGTCAGGATCATTTCTGTTTAGCCAATTTACTAGGTGCATGAAAAGGATATGCGGCTGGATTGCTGCTGATTGGATGTAAACAATTGCAGTATATTCCAGCGTGTAGCCGTCAACGTATGGCCCTTGTCCGCAAAACACTGCACCATCTTCGGCCCAGGCCGAGAAGTTTTGCGCATCCGTTACATGACTTTTAAATAGCTCGGTAATACTTTGTAGTGATTTCATTAAACCACCTCGAAACAATAGGTTTCTTCGCCATGAACTAACATGTCTACCGCTTGGCGATACTGCACTTCACAGTGCTGTTTTTTGTCTGTGAGTGCTTGTTGTCGTTCTGCTGCTTCAGCTGTTGTATCGCAACTGATCTGAATGCCGATCAATTCACTTGCAGTTAGCGAAAACACGGCTTGTTTGTAGAGCGTCTCAGCTGCTTCATCATCTTCAAAAAGCGCGAGCGACAATTGCTTCAAACTAGCAAATAGTTTTATGGTGCCCTCAAGCTCTTTGTGTACTTTGATGCGTGACACTTTGGCTTGTTGAAGAATGCCTGCCTCTGTCTCATTGCTTAAGAAATTAAACAGAGACTGGAACTCTGATATTTTCATTGCTGGGTACTTGCTTGTTGCAGGCAGCTCCGACTCAAATACATCTCTTTTGTCACCAACAAACTGCATAGCTTCATCCCAATGTCATGAATTAGGGAATGCGGGCAGACAAACGCTGAATACTCGTTAGCCAGAAAATAAGGCCAATAAGTTAGAGCGTTAGAGCCCGCATTGAGGGGGTGTTTATTTAAGTGGTGGCGTTATACCCAAGCACCGTCAATCCAAATTTTCACGTTTTTGAACTCAACTGCCGCCGCTTTACCAACTTCTTCGATAACGTAAGCCATATTCATTGACTCAAAGTTTTCAATTTGGTCTTTTTCGTCGTTTTTCTTGCCTGCGGAGCGACGAATTGAACCTTCTTGAATATAGATGGATAAGTTGTCGTAACTGGTGACCATGATGCCTGTAGATGGGAAGCCTGGTACTTTCACAGCAGGCAGACCACCATAAGTGCCGATGACTTGGAGCTCTTGAATTTTGCCTTTTTCGCTTGGCGTGTTGCCATGTGCTTCATAGAACTTGGCTTTGTCGTAAGCAAGCAGATCGGAGCCAATAATTGCCACTAGGTTTGAGTCATTTTCACAAGCATCATGCAGTAGGTTTTTCGTATTAAGAACGGCTAGATCTAGGTTAATGAAATCACCACCTTCACCGATGCGAATTTCACCTGCGGCTTTTTGACCTGTTGTAATTAAACGGTCGGCGTTGTGATCGCGCATGGCTTGGAACCAGCCTTTATTCACGTCTTCACCGTTCGGATTCTCGGTTGCATCGGTAGTGGCAGCGACTTTTTCGCCATACCACCCGATAGTGATTTTGTTGGCGTCAATTTGTTCACGATTGGTCTTGCTTATGATGGCACTAAAGTTTTTATGATGTGCCCATGCGTCCAGTTTGGCGTAGCGAAGAGCTGTATCGAAATTGGTTTGCTCGCACATGTACGGCATAGCACCCATGCTTGAGTAGTCTTTCGGTTTACGCTTGCCATCACCGGAAGTGTCTGTTCGGCTGGCAATCATGCCTGTGACGCCAAGGCCAATAGATTCACCTTTCTGATTTTTTACTGAGATGACATTAATTTTGTTGAGGAACCAATTACTTTCACGGATAGCGGCAATGATGCGTTGGGTTCCGTTTGGACTCACGTTGAACTTCTCTGTCGCGTCGTCAACATCGTTTTGTTTTGCTACTGCTTTTAAGTATGCATTAAGCTTTACTTTGGTATGTTTTTGCATGTTATTACCTAATTCAATTCGTTTTTGGTTGAGCTAGATTCTAGAGCTAGGGCCTATAGGTACGGTTCTTCTTGGTCGCCTTCACCTGCTAGCTGACGCTCATCTTCATCGGTTAGCTTGCTTAGCTTTTCTAGTTGGCCACTGAGTTCACTGAACTGCGTTGACAGGGTTTCTACTTGACCTTTTAGTTCGGTGACTTCTTTGTTGCCTTCGGCTTCCGGCTCATTTTTATCGCCGTCTTTTTTTTCTTGAGTAGATAGGCTTGTAACGAGTTGGCCTAATTTGCTGTTAAGTTCTTTGTTCTGCTCAATGCTTTGCTTAAGCAGCTCTTCGGTTTCTTTGCTCATTTCGTCTTCTTCCTGTTGTTGTGAGAGCTGCTCTGTGTGGCCTTCGCCTTTGAGCCAGCGCTTGAATTGTTGGAATAGGCCTTGTTCCGTTTGTTCGGGATCTTGCCCAGAGAGAGAAGATAGATTTACAGTCTGCCCCGTAGATACGTAGGTTTTATCATCTGACTTATTGGACAATTGAATTTGAGTCGTGCCCAAAGATGCTGGTTTATCGGTTAGAGCAAGGCCCGTTAGGTACGATTTGCCTGTTTTACTGAAGTCTTCTTGATACTCAACGGATGTATGAAGTAACTGACCATTTTCGACGGTACGCAGTAACATGGAATTTGGCTTTATCACTGCCCAGAGTTCATCATTGCGCTTTTCTACCGATAGTACTGAGCCGTATTTCCAGCTCCATTGAAAGTGTTCTTCGTTGATTAAGGCGTTGTACTTTTTAGGGTCATAGCTTTCAGCTATGTCATCAACAACTTGCTGTGGGACGTCTCGTCCATCAACGGTAGGCCCTGCCTTTAAAATGCAAATTGGCTCAGACTTAAACATCATTTCTCTCCTAAATTTGATGATTCCAATCTAACCAATGCTCTTCTCTTTTTGTATTTGTGCTGTTTCTAAAACATTGATATAGAACTCGCTCAAGCTGAGTAATCGCGGGGGCTGTAGCACTATGCAAGCATGGATACGAATGCAGTTACCGAAAATGAACCGATTTACACTCATACGCAAACTCAAGCGTTTGGGTTGTACTTACGTCAACAAAAGCCGCCTGAAATAGCGGAGCAGGTTGGCGTAGCTACGCGAACTGTTCAGCAGTGGATCTCAAAGTTTGGTTGGAAAAAGATGCGGGATGATTCGCCCGTAGAGCTGATGCTACGCCAACGAATTGCTTACTTGATGTGGATTGACCATAAGGCGGAGTGCCAAGAACGCGAGCTGAAGATGTTGCTCGAACAGCACTATAAGCGAGTTGAAGCCAACAAGAAACGCAACCGTCCTACAGGCAGTAGTGAGGGTGAAAACAAGCGGGGTCGTAAGAGCAATAAAGTTAAGAACGATGTATCGCATATCACCAAAGAGATGCTTGATGAGTACCGAGAGAGAACTTTCTTTGAGTACCAGAAAGAGATCCACCGGCATAAGCAAGATGATGCTATCAATGAAATTCGTTTCTATCTTAAGTCGCGTCAGATTGGCCTTACATTTTATTTTGCGTTTGAAGCTTTTGAGGATGCAGTGCTTAACGGAGATAACCAGGTGTTTATCTCGGCATCCAAGAAACAGGCGTACATCTTCAAAAATTATATTCGTAAGTTTGCGCTGGAGATTGGCGAAGTAGATCTAAAAGGCAAGGATGACATTGAGCTTAGCAATGGCGCCAAGCTTGGGTTT